ACGCATAACGACCTGCCTGGAGATCGCTCGCCGCCTGACAGTGGCCGGCATCCCCTACACCCTGACCTTCGACGGCAAGAACGAGGGGACAGTGGAGACGCGCTTCGCAGAGGTTCTGGAGGAGGTGCTGAGACAGGTGGTTGAGCTGAATATCTAACAGCAAGTGAGGTACGAGGGTCGCTACGGCGGCCCTTTTTGTTGTTAGGTGTTCCCGGTGCCCTTGGTACACGCCAAAGGCGAACTCCTCCGTATCGCCGTTATGGAGGCTCACACATAGAGGCGCTTATGGCCCATAAACGAGGGGTCGCCCGCGACGAGTCAGCTGTTTTCCTGGGAGAGCTGGCTCGACACGGGTCGGTCCGGAAGGCGTGCAAGGTAGCGGGGGTTTCTCGGGACTGGGTACGCAGGCAGCGCATGGACGATGAATTCGCCATTGCCTATGCGGATGCTGTGGAGGACAGTGTGGATCGGCTCGAAGATGAAGCCTTTACACAAGCGCTCGGAGGCGAAGAGAAGTTGCTCAGGTATCTACTCGATGCCAAGCGATATAAGAAGGGCGACACTGACCCCATCGCGGTGCAGCCAATCATCAACGTCACCATCGGAGCGTAGTTATGACCGCACGAGGCATTCGCAACAACAACCCTGGCAACATCGACTTCAACCCACGCAACAAATGGCAAGGCCAACTGGGTATGGAGGAAGGTGGTCGCTTCTCAATCTTCGACGAGCCCGAGAACGGCATTCGCGCCATGGGTAAGTTGATCCTGAACTATCGGGGCAAAGATGGAATGCCCGGTGTGGGCGCTCCAGGTATCGACACTGTTCGAGAGATTATCAGTCGTTGGGCTCCTGGTAACGAGAACAACACTGAGGCGTACATCCAGGCTGTGGCCAAGTCCATGCGTGTGAAGGCGGAAGATCCGCTGATGCTGCAGTCACGCCTGATCATGAAGCCACTCCTGGTCGCGATCATTGCCCACGAGAATGGACACCTGCCTTACTCTGATGCCATTATCGACGAAGGCGTGAGCAGGGCTTTAAGGGGATAAGGGATGAACGATGAGCATTCCTGGTGGTTGAAGATGGCGGCCTACACAGGACTCGCCTGGATCGGAGGCGCATTAGGATACATCATGCGCACTCTGGACAAGGGTGTTCGACCGTCCCTGGCTCGCGCCATCGTTGAAGCGAGTGCAGCGGCTTTCGCTGGGATCCTGTTCTATCTGGCCTGCAGTGCTGCCAACATGAGCCCTGAGATGACTGGGGTGATCGTGGGTGTTTCAGGTTGGCTAGGTGCAAGTGCATCTATCCGATTACTCGAACCCATGTTCAGAAAGAAAATGGGAGTTCCCGATGATCAACGTCCGTCTGTGGATTGAGTACTGCCTGGTAGGAGTACTGGTGGCTAGTGCCGGGTTGGCAGTGGCCAATCATTTTCGTGTCCAGGTCCAGGCTCAGAAGGTGGAGACTGTGCAGCAGGAGTTGGAGAAGTCCGAAAACACCATTCGGGCTTTTGAGGATCGACTGGAAACAGCCGAGACGATCAACTCCGCTCAGGAGAACATCATAATGGACATCGCGAACCAACGGAGGGTTGATGGGGAGCGCATCCTGGAGTTGATTGATACATACTCCTCACTGTCGCAGTCGGATAAGGTCCTGCGCAATCGACTCATCCTGTTGGAGAAAGACGACGATGCGAAAAGGTATCTCGACAATCCTATCCCTGATTCTGTTGGCTGCGTGTACGACGGAACCTGTAAAACCCCTACCCCACCCGCAGACCCTGGTAAGGACGGAGCTGGAAAAGGTCTACCCTCCAAAGCCCCTCCTTCAACGATGCGGTCCGACCCCGAAACCGAAGAAGCCAGCTGATGGCTGGGAAGCGGCCGACATCTACCTTGACTGGCGGAACTATGCACTTCGGTGCAGAGCTCTCCACAACAAACTGGTGGACTGGTATGAGCCAAGTATCCCAACTAAAACTCCCTGATGTTCACGTCGATGCGTCGATGATGGCCATGGCCGATGAACTCGAGCAACTTGCTCGGGACATCAGGGCAGGAAAGACCCGAGCCTGTGCCTACTGCATAGTGGAATCGGGCCACGAAATGAACGTAACCAGCTCCTGGGCATTGATGTCCGGTTGCTGTACTTTGCTAGGAGGCCTTCAGAAGCTCCTGGCGGGCATTATCCGGGGATAACGCTATGGTAGCCAGGGTTTCTGGCTTATCGGGCGTCTCACGGCGTCTCAGGGGTCCTGAGGAGCATCCAAATGACCGCTTTTAACCGTCATATACCGACTGCCCCCACATTCCAAGCCAACCTGCATAAGAAGCAGGGCTCGGTGTTACTGAGCGCCGCCACAGAGATTCTGTACGGAGGAGCGGCTGGAGGGGGCAAGTCGCATTTGATGCGTGTGGCCGCTGTGCTGCTCTGCGCATTGGTACCAGGTCTCCAGGTGTACATCTTCCGGCGTCACTTTGCGGACCTGTACAAAAACCACATGGAAGGCCCCGGCGGATTCCCCGCCATTCTCTATCCGTTGATTAAAGCCAAGTTGGTGAAGGTCAACTATTCGAACAACGTCATCAGGTTCTGGAATGGTGCAGCCATTCACTTATGCCACTTGCAGCATGAGAAAGACCTGCTCAAATACCAGGGCGCTGAGATTCACGTGCTCCTGGTCGACGAACTTACCCACTTCACCGAGAAAGAGTATCGGTTCCTGAGGAACAGGGTACGACTCGGCGGTTTGGAGATCCCTGATCGGGAACTTGCTCCTGGCGTGATGTTGAAAGATCGATTGCCGTTGATCCTGTGTGGTTCTAACCCTGGCGGGAAAGGCCATGTGTGGGTCAAGCGTGCATTCGTCGACTATGCGCCTCCGATGGAAGTTACCAGGACACGCAAGAAAGATGGCGGCATGTTGCGCGCCTACATTCCTGCAAGACTGGACGACAACCCAACGCTGGTGGAGAACGATCCTGATTACATCGACCGTCTCGAGGGTCTGGGCGATCCTGCTCTTATCCGCGCAATGCGCGACGGCGACTGGAACATTGTGGCGGGCGGTGCCTTAGACGATGTCTGGAGAGATGAGCTTCATGTTGTACCGCGCTTTCAAATCCCTAAGGGCTGGCGCATTGACCGATCACTCGACTGGGGCTCTTCCCATCCTGCCTCTGTGGGGTGGTGGGCAGAGAGCAACGGGGAGGAGGTCAGTTATAAGGAACGCAAGATTGAGAATGGCAAGCTGGTGGAGTACGTTGTTCACCGCGCATTCCCAGCTGGCTCATTCATCCGGATTGCCGAGTGGTACATGACTCGGGAACTCGGAACTAACGAAGGCTTGAAACTTGCTCCAGGTGATATCGCCGAAGGTATTAAGGAGCGAGAAGCAAACATGCGGGCCTCTGGCTGGATCAGTGGTCAAGTACTAAGCGGTCCCGCTGATGGACAGATCTACCAGACAACCCGGACTGACATCGAGTGCATCGCTGACACGATGGCAGATAAGGGTATTCTGTGGCTCAGGGCTGATAAGTCCAGTGGCTCTCGCAAGAACGGGCTGGTACTGGTACGCCAACGACTCTCGGATCGCGAAGGGCCAGGCCTCTACTTCATGGAGCATTGCCGAGCTTCTATCTCGCTACTGCCCCAGATGCAACGCGATCCGGATGATCCGGAAGACGTTGACACCGATACTGAGGATCACCTTTATGACGATGTTCGTTATAAGGTTCTCCAAGGTGCTATCCGCCTCGCCAAGAAAATTCCCGGGAGCCATGCCAATGAGCGCCAGTGATGTCCAATACAAGCGGCCCGAGGTCAAGCAGTTACTTCCGATCTACAAGATGATCCGGGATGTACTCGCTGGACCAGCTGCAGTTAAAGCTGCAGGGCCTGCATATCTGCCTACTCCTGACCCAACCGATGAATCGGAAGCCAACAAGAAGCGGTACGCCGCTTACAAGTTGCGCGCCATGTTCTTCGACGCCACTAGCCGCACGCATGAAGGCTATATCGGCCAGATGTTCTATCGCGAACCGCAGATCGAACTTCCGCCGTTGCTCTCAGTGCTGGAAGTGGATGTCGATGGAACTGGTGTGGGTCTACTGCAACAGGCCAAAGAAGCCTCGGAAGATGTTCTTCCATTGGGGCGTTCAGGACTGTTCGTCGACTACTCGAACAAACTCGGGACCAACGCATCGCGCGCTGACCAGGAGAAGTTCAAGGTACGCCCCACCATCACGTTGTACGCTCCAGAGAATATCATCAACTGGCGCTGGACTGTTGTACAGGACCAGAAGTTCCTTTCGATGGTTGTTCTCGAAGAACAGTACGACGCATCCGACAATGGCTACGAGATCTGCCAGGCCACTCAGTGGCGGGAACTCAGGCTGGTGTGGGATGAGGTTGATGAATACGGCGAGCCAATCGGTGTTCCCTATTACGTCAGCAAGATCTGGCGTGAAGGCGAGAAAGGCCTGTATGAATTGCCGATGGCAGTTCCAACTCGCGGTGATGGTAAGCGGTGGGAGTACATCCCGTTCTACTTCATCGGCTCGAAGAACAACGACCCGCTGCCTGATCGCCCGCCTTTTGAAGGCCTGGCGCATCTGAACATCGGGCACTACCGCAACTCAGCTGACTACGAAGAATCGGTCTTCATGCTGGGTCAGCCCACTCCCTGGGCAAGCGGTATCACCA